CGCGCGGGCGCGGGCCGAGCGCGCTGCCAAGGCCGCCGAGATGGCCGCCAAGGTCGGCGCCGACAAGCCCGCCCCCGCCCCGGATGACGCTGACGAGGACGACACCCCTGCCGAGGAGAAGGCGGAGGCCGAGGCCGACATCGCGGAGGCCGAGGCCGAGAAGGCCGCCGCCGAGGAGGCCGAGAAGAAGGCCAAGGCCGCCGCGGCCGACGTAGAGCCCGCCGCTGAGGTGGACACCGAGCCTGAGGCCGAGGCCGTCACCGCCGCCGCTCCCCGCGGACCCATCAAGCTGTCCGGCATCCGTCGGCACGTTCACACCCCCGCACCTGCGATCACTGAGGAGACCTCCGTGGAGGACACCGCCCCCAAGGCCCGTATGACCGTGGCCGACGTTCCCGGCTTCGCCGCCGACTCCGACGCTTCCTTCGAGGACCTGGCCGTCGCCCTCGACCGCCGTCTTCAGGGCTTCAACTCCGGTGCCTACGCCGCCGCTGCCCGCGCCGGCCGCGCCATGAGCGAGCGCCACGGCCTGGCCGTCATCCGCAAGTCCTTCGACGAGCGCGCCACCGTCTCCTCCCCCGAGAGCGCTGACGCCGCCATGGCCTTCGCCGTCAGTGAGAAGAACCTGCCCGGCGGTTCCCTCGTCGCGGCCGGCGGCTGGTGCGCCCCCTCCGAGACCGTCTACGACCTGCTCGAGGACGAGTCCCGCGACGGCCTGATCTCCCTGCCTGAGATCAACGTCACCCGCGGCGGCATCAAGTTCACCAAGGGCCCCAAGTTCGCCGACCTCTACGCGGCCCCCTCCTTCAACTTCACCGAGGAGGAGGCGAAGGCCGGCAAGTACCTGCCCACCTCCGCCACCGACCCGACCAACAAGGTCGGCGCCAAGCCCGTCTACAACGTGCCCTGCACCGAGTTCGAGGAGGTCCGCCTCTCGGCGGCCGGTATCCACGTCCAGGCCAACCTGCTCCAGCAGCGCGGCTACCCCGAGCTCGTCGCCCGCACCATCCGCGGCGCCCTCGTTGCTCACGAGCACAAGATGAGCGAGCGCATCATCGCCTCCATGGAGCGCCAGTCCACCGCCGTCTCCATGGACGCGGGCCAGATCGGCGCCGCCGCCCCGATCCTGACCGCCATCGAGCTTCAGGTCGAGCACTACCGCTACGCGCAGCGCCTCTCCCGCTCCACCACCCTGGAGGCGGTCTTCCCCTACTGGGTCCACGGCGCCATCCGCACCGACCTGTCCCGCCGCCAGGGCGTCGACCTCACCGACGTCAACGACGCCCGTATCGACGCCTGGTTCAAGGCCCGCGGCGTGAACCCCCAGTTCGTCTACGACTGGCAGGCCCTCACCGGCGACGCCTCCGCCTTCAAGGTCTGGGGCTCCAGCCTGAAGTTCCTGCTCTACTCGGCGGGCACCTTCGTCAAGGGCGGTCAGGACGTCATCACCCTGGACACCGTCTACGACTCGGTCCTGCTCGGCCAGAACGACTACACCGCCCTGTTCACCGAGGAGGGCTACCTGGTCGCCAAGCGCGGTCACGACGCCCGCGTCGTGACGGTTCCGATCAACCCGAACGGCGGCACCGGCACCGGCATCAAGCTCCTCGCCAACGGCACGGCTGACCCGGCCAAGTGATGACTCCGGGGCGGGCGGCGGCAAGTCCCCGTCCGCCCCGTGACCATCCCTAGCCAGTCACCGTCCAGCAAGGAGGACAGATGCCCATCATCGCACCGAAGCAGCGCATCGAGGCCCCGGCGACCAGCCCCACTACCGGCGGGCTGTTCTCCCAGTTCGCGCCCATCGAGGACTCCTCGATCCGCTGGGAGAACGGCGTCACCTGGGAGGACGTCGCACGCGTCGACATCGGCTCCATCGGCCAGTACCAGAAGCCCGGCACCGTCAAGGGCCTGCCCAAGACCCTGGACACCCCGCGGGGCGTGACTCTGGAGTCCCTGGAGCCGCTGACCCTCTACGCGGTGTTCCGCACCACGCCGCTCGACCACACTCCCGAGGAGGCCGTCGCCATCGCCGCGCAGCGCCTCGCCCAGTACGAGGAGTTCGAGGTCGAGAAGGCCCTGTGGTCCGGCGTCAAGGGGGCAGGCCCCGCTCTCATCAACGTCCAGGAGTGGGCCAACAACTCAGGCCCCCAGGACGCCGAGAGCGCCTGGAACGCTACCGAGCACTACGCCCGCACCCCAGGAATCCGGCCGACGTTCCACGTCTCGCGCCGCCTGTGCGGTCTGCTGACGGCCCGACAGATGTTCGAGTGCCTGCCTGACGGCACGTTCCGGACCAAGATGGGAACCCCCGTCGTGGCCGGGTACGGGTACGTCGACAAGCCTCCGGTCATTGTCTCCACGGGCCCGATCCAGATTTACCGCGGGGACGTCTTCACCTCGACCAACGGGGCAGGCGGCTTCGACAAGGGGCAGAACGACCTGACGGCCGTCGCAGAGCGGCAGTACGTCATCGCGTACAACTTCGACGACGCCTACAAGGTTCAGGTCAGGACCGATCCTGGCTCAGGCACCTACAAGCCCCGGACGTTCTGAGTCCCTATGACCTACATCACCAACTCCAACACCAACGGGAAGGATGCGCTGAGCCATGGCTAAGACGCACTCATACACACCAGTGCTGGGGAAGCGCATCCGCGTCACCCCGCTGGACACCTGCGGCAAGTTCGACAAGGCGCAGCACAAGCCGGTGGCCACCTCCGGCTTCGTGTCGGTCAAGCTCGCCGCGGAGGTCGAGGACGGCACGGAGATCACGGTCCGCAAGGCCGATGGCTCCCTGTGCGTCAACGAGAAGCAGTCCAACACCTTCAAGTACTTCACGGTTGAGCTCGAGTTCTGCGGAGTGAACCCCTCCGTCCTGGACATCGTGACCAACGCCACGAAGTACCTGGACCACGCGGGCGACACCGCGGGCTTCAAGGTCGCCTACGGCAAGATCGAGAAGAAGTTCGCCCTCGAGCTGTGGACCGGCCTGTCCGGCCAGGCCTGTGCGGCCGGCGCTGAGGACGCCAGCGGCTACCTGCTGCTGCCCTTCATCACCGCCGGCACCATCGGCGACATCGAGGTCACGGGTGAGGACGCCATCACGTTCTCCATGACCGGTGCCGTGACCAAGTCCGGCAACGCCTGGGGCGTCGGCCCCTACGACGTGGTCAAGAAGGCCAACGGCGCCGGCGGCGGCTTCGTCAACGCGAAGCTGCCCACCGCCCTCGACCCGCTCGACCACCTCCTCATGATCGACACGGCTCTCGCTCCCCCGCCGGACAGCGACCAGCCCGTCACCGTCCCCTGATACCCCTCAGAGGCACTGACAGCCCCGTAGAGCGCACAAACGCCCTGCGGGGCTGTCGCCGTACCTGCTCCACGTGAAACCTCCTCCACGCCCCTTAGGAGACGCCTATGGGTATACTTTTCCGTGCGGGCACCGCTTATGGGCCATACCCGGCGGCGTAGCCATCCCGCACCACGCACGCGTTGTAGGAGAGGGCATGCAGGACATAGAGCGAGGCTACGGGCCCGGAGACTGGCCGGTCTCCTACAGCGCGTGCGAGGACCTCAAGGAGTACCTGGACGAGGCTGGCAGGCCTGAGCAGCAGCACACCTTTGAGGCCATGGCTACCCAGCTGCTATGGGAGTGGACCGGGCGCCGGTTTGGGACCGACATCGTCGTCATCCGCCCCGAACCGGCCGACTGCGTGCCGCCGCCCACCTACCAGTCCCAGGACTACCTGAGAGGCTTCCTCCCGTTCCGCCTGGGAGGCGTCCTGCACGACGTCGTGTGCGGCATCTGCGGTCCGATGTGCACCCACACCGCAGGGACCCCCGCCATCCGCCTGCCTGGGAACGTCCACCGTGTGCACCAGGTCACAATCAACGGCAAGGTGCTCCCGCTGGGTGCGTACCGCCTCATCAACCACTCCGTGCTCCAGCTCACGGGGCGGACCTCACCCCTCGGGCCCGACGTTCCGCTTGTATTCCCCGCGGTACAAGACCTCTCCCGGCCGACGACCGAGGAGGGCACCTGGGAGATTCGCTACTCCCAGGGCGTCCCCGTCCCTGAGGGCGGCCAGGTCGCCGCCGGCGTGCTCGCGCTCGAGCTCGCCAAGGCCGCCTGCATGGACCGAGACTGCGCGCTCCCGGCGCGCCTCCAGTCGGTCACCAGGCAGGGCGTCACCGTGCAGGTACAGGACGACTTCGACGAGATGCAGGAGGGCCGGACCGGCATCTGGCTGGTGGACTCCTGGGTCGCCTCTATCCGCAAGCCTCGCCAGGCCGCTCGGGCCTACAACCCGGACGACTACGCGCGCCGTCAGCCGTCCAACCGCCGCGGCGGGGTGATCTGGTGAGCCCCGCGCCGCGCCTGGCGCGCCGTAGCCGCGCCCAGAGCGAGGACTACGCTGCCCTGTCGGGGCGAGTCGCCTCGCCGGCACCCTCCGCCGTCCACTCCACAGCGCTCGCCCTGCTCAAGGGCGGCGCCCAGGCCCTGTCCAACGCCGTCTCGCGGGCATACGTCGCGCCTGGCGCCGAGGTGGCCTGGGACGAGTGCTGCGCGGGGCACCTCTACGTCCGCACCGTCTCCGTCTCCCCCGTCTTCGGTCCCCGGGCCGCCGACGGCGAGGCGGGCTCGGGGCGGCACCGGGGCGGGGCCTA